GAACCCTTCGCATCGCGACCACCTGAAAGTAAAAGTTTGGACATTTACAGGCATGCAACCATCAATGACGGAGCGCCAGCGCGCCAAATACAACCTTCGTTTGGGTCAATACAGCAGCATCAACGATCTGACGCCGGGCATGGAATCCATGATCTACACCCTGGCATGTGTGGAGGTCGAAGAAGAGATGTTGCAGGAATTTGTGAACGACCATGGCACCTGCTATGACGTGCAGGGTGTGGGCGGTGACATCTACAGCCGGGCACGACCGCAATGGCAACAGTTGAAAGAAGCGCGCATGCGCAAACAGGCGCTGATTGCCAAGATTGAATCGACCACCCGCAGCCATGACCAGGAACAAGAAAGCGTCGAAGAATACTTCAGTTAATTTTTACTTCGATCAGGCGGCCGCTGACCGGGCAGTAAACTTCATCGAGAAATTCTGCAGTCACGTCAAAGGCGAACTGGGGGGCCGGCCTTTCATCCTGGAAGCCTGGCAAAAAGATGACATCATCCGGCCACTGTTTGGGTGGAAGCGGCCCGACGGCCGGCGCAAGTACCGGACCTGTTATGTCGAGATTCCGAGAAAGAACGGGAAATCGAACCTGTCGGCAGCGATTGCACTGTACATGCTGTTCAGCGATGGCGAACCTGGCGCCGAAGTGATCAGCGCGGCAGGCGACCGGCAGCAGGCGAACATCGTTTTTTCGGTCGCGCAGGAGATGATTTACAACAGCGACGAACTGCGCCGGCGGTGCCGGGTGCTGCGCAATTCGGTGGAATACAAAAGTTCTTTTTACAAAAGCATTTCGGCCGAGGCATCGACCAAACATGGATTCAACTGCCATGCGGTCATCTTTGACGAACTGCATACCCAGCCAAACCGTGATCTGTGGGATGTCCTGGTGACATCGACCGGTGCGCGCACCCAGCCACTGATCATGGCTTTGACCACTGCCGGGCATGATCGTAATTCCATCTGTTGGGAAGTTCACGAATACGCACGGCAGGTGAAGGAAGGCAGCATCATCGACCCGACGTTTCTGCCGGTGCTGTACCAGGCGGACCCGGCCGATGACTGGACCCAAGAAGCGACCTGGAGAAAAGCGAATCCAGGATTCGGGAGCATTTGCAAGGCCGAATATTTTGAGCAGGAAGTGCAGAAGGCGCGCAACGTGCCGTCGTATTTGAACACCTTTCTGCGCCTGAACCTGAACATTTGGACCAGCGCCGAACACGCCTGGATTCCCGATGACATCTTCATGCGCGGTGCCGACCCATTGCCGCCGGATGAGGTGCTGCAAACCCTGCCATGCTACGGCGGCCTGGACCTGGCATCGACCACCGACCTTACCGCCTTTGCCATGTTGTTTCGCGACGATGACGCAGATTGCTTTTACCTGAAAATCCACCAGTTTGTGAATTCGGAAAAGGCGCAAAGCAAGAAACTGTCGGCCGGCATTGACTACATGCGATTTGCCGAAGACGGCCACATCACCATCATTGACGGCAACACCACCGATTTTCGCACGGTGAAAGAATACGTCACCAGGATGGCCGGCATCTATGACCTGCGGTCGGTGGGCTATGATCCGCGGTGGTCGGCCTACCTGGTCAGCGAACTGACGGCAGAGGACATCAACATGCGGCCGATGGCGCAGAACATCACGGTGATGAATGGCCCGACCAAAGAATTCGAAATGCAGATGATGCGCGGCAATATCGTGCATGGGGGCAATGAAGTGCTGCGCTGGCAGATGGGGTGCGCGGTGGTGTACACCGACGTCAATGAAAACAAGCGGGTGGTGAAGGAGCGCAGCGAAACCAAAAAGGTGGATGGCGTCATTGCTTCCATCATCGCGATGAACGAATACATGCACGAGCGAACCAACGGCAGCGACTACGAGTTGTTAGGGGTTATTTCGTTGTAAGTACATTTGGCCCATGGCCAATTTGTTTGCATTCCCATTTCGCCAAAAGCCAGCCGAGCAGCGCGCGCGCATCGGGAAGTTCGACAGCCAGACCATTGCCCAGGAAATGGGCATCAACTGGCGCCAGCATGTGACCGTCAGCGAAGGCGAAGCGTTGGGCCTTTCGACGGTGTACGCATGCATCTACCGAATTGCCAGCACCTGCGCGTCACTGTCGCTGAACATCTACCAGCGCGACGGGCAGCAAGTCACCCTGGCTGAAAGCCACCCGGCCTTTGACCTGGTGCGCTACCGGCCGAACGAATACCAAACGCCGTTTGAATTTTGGGAATTGCTGTACATCCAGGCGCTGATGTACGGTGTGGGCTATGCGCAGATTGAGCGCGACGCAAGCGCCAACCCTATCGGCCTGCACATTCGCCACTTTCACGATGTCGAAGCGAAGGTCGCTGGTGGCGAACTGATCTACCAGGTGCGCAACGTTGGGGTGGTGCGGCCGGAGAATATGTTAGAACTGCCGAACATGGGCCGCAAATCGCCACTGCGGGTGCATGCCGACAATCTGGGCCTGGCCAAAGCGGTGCAGGATTACGGCGCCGACTACTTTGCCAATGGTGCCAAACCCACCGGCATTTTGACCGCGAAATCGCCGATGAAGAAAGAGCAGACCGAAGTGGTCGCGCAGACCTGGAAGGAAGGCGGTGGCGGTGTCAAGTTTATTCCTTATGACATCACGTATTCCGCAATCACCATTCCACCGGATGAGGCCCAGTTCGTGGAAACCCGGAAATTCCAGGCGGAAGAAATTTGCCGGATCTATTCGGTGCCGCCTGACCTGGTGCAACTGCCAGGCAAATCCACGTTCAACAATGTCGAGCAGCAGCACATTCAATTTGCCCGGCACACCATCACGCCATGGGCGCTGCGCCTGTCGCAAGAAGTGGACAGGAAACTGATTCAGAAATTCCAACGGCCACAGATCTACAGCCGGCATGATATGACCGATTTGTACCGTGGCGACATGGCCGCGCGGTCGAATTTCTACCAGCAACTGCTGAACGCTGGGGTGCTATCCATCAATGAGGTGCGCGCCAAAGAAGACCTAAATCCTGTAGATGGTGGCGACATGCACCGTGTCCAGGTCAATCAAATCGCACTGTCGCAGTTTGAACAATACAGCACGAAACTATCAACCAATGAATCACCAGTTTGACGAAGAACTGCGCGCTGCCTACGGCGACGCGGTCGAATCGCGCACCAGCGAAGTGCGCGCCGAAGGCGATGCGTCGCTACGCATTGCAGGATATGCGGCTTTATTTGACAAAAGAACCGACCTGGGGTGGTTCAAAGAATCCATCGCCGTGGGCGCCTTTGACGATGTCATGGGCGACGATGTCCGACTGCTGATCAATCACACCGGGGTGCCACTGGCGCGGACCAAAAACGGCACCCTGAAATTGACGGTCGATGAAAAGGGACTGAAGTATGAAGCAGACCTGGCAGATACGCAGGAAGGACGCGACCTTTACACCCTGGTGCAGCGCGGTGACATCAGCCAGTCATCGTTCGCATTTACCATCCGCGAAGAATCCTGGGATGTCAAAACGAACCACCGCACCATTCTGAAGATGGAAAGGCTGCTGGATGTTTCGCCAGTAACTTTTGCGGCCTATCCTACGACCACCGTGAAGGCGCGGTCAATGGCGCAGGCACAAGAAGAACAGCCCACCGAACCCGAGCCAGCACCGGCACCCGAGCCGGCCAAAGTGGAAAAAAACGAAGTCCGTACATTTGACCCAATCAACACGAAAAACATGAACCTTAACGATTTGAAAGCACTGCGCGCGAAGCACTATGAAGAGCATGTCGCGCTGGTAGAAGGCCCGGAAAAAGAAGGCCGGACGATGACGCAGGCGGAGGAGCAGCGCGCTGAATGGCTGGTCGCGGAAGTGGCCAACCTGGACAAACGCATCAAGCACCGCGCTGATCACGAATCCATGGTGGCGCGCATGGCCCACAACGGCCATACCAGCCACAGCGAGCAGCGCGAAATCGAGCGCGTCAACGGGGCATTCAGCCTTTCGCGCGCGGTGATGCAAATTGCCAACGGCCGTTCTTTGGAAGGCGCCGAACTGGAATGGGCGCAGGAAGCCCAGCGCGAAATGCGTTCGCAGGGATTGCAGGCCACCGGCCAAATCGCCATTCCCACCAAGGCGTTGTTCCGCGCTGGATCGGCGGACAATTTCGAAGCCGGCAGCGGTGATGGATCTGGATTCGTTGCAGTCAACGTACCAGGCGCCATCGCAGCATTGCGCGCACCGTCCATCATCGAATCTTTGGGCACCACGACCATCAGCGGTGCAACTGGTTCGCTGAAGTTTCCGCGCGTTTCCGTCAACGCTTCGGCCACGATGGAAGGCGAAACCGACGCAAACGCAGCATCGGGCCTGGAGATGGAC